TAAGTCCTATTAAATCGCTTGAAGATAAAGTAATTTGGAGATAATAATGGATCTTATTATTAAACCCACTGAAGCTTGTAATTTCAAATGTACTTTTTGTTCTAGTACTAAAATCGCTATGCACAAAAGTGATTTGTTAAATCACAATTATATTTTTCGTTTTTTAAAAAGATTTCCTCACACAAAAACAATTATAGTTAATGGCGGCGATCCACTAATGGTAGAACCAGATTATTATTGGAAAATTATTGATTGGTTAGATGAACACGATTATGATACATCAATATCACTTACCACCAATCTATGGCCGTTTTATAAAAAACCTAAGAAATGGGCAAGTCTATTTAATAATGATAGAGTAGGAGTTAATACATCTTTTCAATATGGTGGTGGCCGTTTAAAAGGTGATTACTCAGAATTTACAGAAGAAGATTTTTGGAAATGTTCAGATACTATGTTAGAATACTGTGGTTATAGACCTGACTTTATTGCGGTCATTGTTCCTGAAAATGAACATCTAGCATTAAAAAATGTAGAGTTAGCTTATAAAATGTCTGATGGTAAAATACCTTATGGTACAACACACAACTTATTAAAGACAGGTAAAATAGGCGTAGAGTGTAAATTAAACTATGCTATGTCAAGTGGCGCACAAGATAAACCTTATTTGTTAAGTAAGATATATCAAAAGTATGTAGAGATATGGGAACAAAATATGTACCATTGGGAATTTAATACTAAACAAATGATGAAAAGAGTAAGAGGAGAACATACTCTTTGCCCTCAAAATAGAAAGTGTGATGAAGGCATACGTGCATTAAATCCTAGTGGAGATTATTATTCTTGTGGTGCTTTTGGTGACGATAAAGATAAGTCAATCGATTTCGATAGAGAAATGAATGGTGAATTTTTTAAACCATTACAAGCTGATATGAATTTATATAGTATGAAAAGAGCTTGTATTGAATGTCCTATGTTTAGTATATGTAATGGTTGCAGAAAAACAATTAAAGATTTTAAAAAACATAATGTGGTAGAAGAACATTGTAAAATTATGAAAAGTATTGCACCAAAAGTATTGAGTGCAAATGGTCTAAATAATATTGAGTTAACGCCTTATATTGATGAAAGTGTAAATGTTGGATAATTTTTTAACACGAGGTTATGTTTTAACAAACGATAAAGACGCCTTTGAGTTTATTGATTTGAATGAGATTAAATGGACAGATGATGGTCACGTAGGTTTACAAGTTGTTATTAAAGATGAAACAATACAAAAACAATTATTAGATACACAAAAATATCTAGGCGAAAAATACGTAAAACAAATAGATATTAATTACAAGCTATCAGATAAGATAGACTTGGTAAATGGTATGGATAAGGCCACCTTAGTTTGGCATAATGATTTGATTGAAGGACCTAATATTTGCATACTGGCATATTTTGACACAATGAACAGTGATATAGGTGGTGCTATTTGTTTTAGAGAAACATTAAGTAAGAGAGAATTAGTAGAACATTATCCAAAACAATATGACTTATTAATAATGAACCAAAGTATGAAATTTGAACATATGGTTACATCTTTAAAACTTAAATTACCTAGACGTGTTGCAAGTTTTAATTATTATATAAATGAAAGATTAACAAAGTGAAAGAAGGATTTAATTATTGTTGGCCTACACCTGTTTTTACTGGCATCATATCTGATAAAGTTTTATTAGAAAAAACTTGTAATTACGTATTATCTAATTATGGTGATGAAATTAAAGTAAAATCTAATTTAGTAAATGAAAACATTTTAGAAAATAAAAATCTATTAGAGTTTAAAGATAATGTAATAATACCTGCTTTTGATGAGTTTTACAAGAAAGAATTTGAGTTAAGTTTAAAAGAAAAAAAATATCATTTAAAAGCATGGATTACAGGCAAGGGATTTTCTCATTCTATGCCTTTGCACAATCATTCAGGTTCTTATTTAAGTGCTGTATTTTATTTACTTTGTGAAGAAAACCATAAAGGTGGTGAATTAGTATTACAAGACCCTAGATTTAATGCAAATAGAGGATATAAAGAGGAATATAATAAGTGGTTTAATAATGAAACCATAACACCTAAAACTGGACAATTTATAATTTTTCCTAGTTTCTTATATCATAATGTAAAAACCTTTTACGGTAAAATAAGATTGGCTATGCCAGTAGATTTAATATTATATTAATGATTATAAAATCAAAGAAATTAATAAATGGTGTTTACAGTTTATACTTTAAAAACTATAATTTAGGTGGTTTAAAAAATGTAGATAAGAATATTTTAAAATTTCATTTATTAGAAATTGCGAGTTATCTAAATTTAAAACTGATTGATTTTGATGTTTGGAATGATAACTTACAAAAACAAGATAAAAAAATTATATTTAACTGGCACAACGATATGTCTAACGAAATAGATACATTACTATTGTTATATTTTACAGACAAAACTTTAAATGAAAAAACAGGTGGTCGTATTGGGTTTAAACACAATGGTATAGAAAAAATGTATAACGTAAAATCTCATAGATGTTTTTTAGTTAAACAAGATAAAGATTATTTTCATAAAGTAGAAAATGCAAAAACAAATTTTAAAAATAGAATTTGTGTAAGTGTTAGTTTGTCAGGTTGGAAAGACCTAGAATTAAATGAATAAAATAACTGTTTCTATAAACCCTAGTTACTTTTGTAATTTTAGATGTAACTTCTGTTATCTAACCTCTCAACAATTAGGTGACCAAAAACAAATACCATTAGTTATATTAGATAAAAAATTAGAAGAAATTAGTAAAGTAAGAATTATAGAGTGGGTTGATTTATATGGTGGAGAAATAGGTGCTTTAAAAAAAGATTACTTTTACGGTCTTAAAGATATTATAAGAAAGTATTATAAAGATAAAATAAACATTATAACAAATTATTCTATGTTACATGAAGGATTTTTTAAAGATGATTATTATTTAAGTGTAAGTTATGACTTTGATGCACGAGAAAAATCTGATTTAGTTTATAATAATATGTTTCAAAGTACTGTGCCTATAGCCGTTTTAATATTAGCAAGTGAAAAGGTATTGAGTATGAATGTAGATGAAATGATACATAAGTTAAATCTTTGTTCTAGTATTGAAAGTGTAGAGATAAAACCTTATTCAATAAATCAGGCAAACAGTCAACTAGTAACACATAAAGATTTTGAATTATTTGTACAAAAATGGATTGAAAGTGATGTAAAGAAAAAATTTGATTTTATAAATGAAGGTAAAATAATTAACAGTTTAAAAAAGGAGTATAACGCATTTTCAAATAATCACGTTTATATAACACCTAATGGAAACTTTGGTGTATTAGAGTTTGATAAAAATGATAAAGAATACTTTTTAGAATTAAAATCATTTAAAGATTATTTAAAATGGGCAGATAACGAACCATTAAAAAACATATCTGACATTTGTAAGAGTTGTAAATACTATGGACATTGTTTAACAGAACATTATCGTTATGTAAAAGATTTGAATAACAGTTGTAATGGATATAAAGGACTATTAGATTACTATGATAAAAGAATGGAAAGCCAGGCAAGCGTTATATCATAAATTGAATAACGAACATACTGACGATTTAAATAAGATTAAGGTAGAATTTTCTAAAGACATAATAGAAACAGCTGTAAAATATTTCAACGATAAAGATTTAGGTTTCGTGTATCCTGCAAAAAGTTATGTTGTAGCTATTTGTTATGCATATTGGTTATCTAAAGATTTTAATGAAAATTTTTATGAGTTATTAAATGATAAAGATTTGCTTTTTGGTAACGATCCATATTTTAAAATATATGAAGAAGATACTAAAACTTATGATGAAATATTGAAAAATATTATGCCATTTAATGAAAATAAAGGTATAGTTCCCGACATAAAGAATTACTATATGGCTGAATTTTTTATATAAATACTAATGTAACAATATAAAGGTGAATGATATGACAATTAATATAAACGGTAAAGATTATGACGAAACTAAGTTTGATGAAATATTAAAAAATTACATTATAGCAAGACAAGAAATACAAGGTAATAGAATTAAAATAGTTATGGAACTTGAAAAGATTGACGTTCTTACAAACTACTATAATAGTAAAATTAACGAAGAATTAAAAAAAATTAAATAAATGGCATATATCGCAAATTTATATATTGATGCCGGAGCATCATTTTCAAGTGATGTTACAGTTCAAAATACTGATGGTACAGCTTTTAGTTTAGCTAATCACACGGCTCAAGGAAAAATGTCTAAAGGATATTCTAATAATTATGAAAGGGTATATTTTGATATTACAATTTATGAAGCTGATGGAATTGTAACTATAGAATTAGATCCTGCTACAACAGCTCTATTGGAAGATGGCCGTTGGGTATATGATGTACAAATAACTAATACACTTGATAGTACAGTAACTCGTGTCGTAGAAGGTATTATTACTGTTTATCCTGGTGTAGTTTCTCCTTATACTCCTTAATCAAAAAATTTATTTGTAGGTATTTTTATTTAAATATTGTTTTTTGAAAAATGATAATCACCGTCTGGGCCATTATCACAAAAAGGTCCTGAAATTAATTTAAAACCTAAACCTTCAACATACTTAATTACTTCATCTCTTAGTGGTGCACCTTTGTTATATTCTACTATTTGTAATTCTAATATTAAATCTTTACAATTTTTTAAAGCTTCTTTAGATCCTTTTAGTACATCAAGTTCAGCACCTTGTACATCTATTTTTACTAAATCTGGCATAGGTAGATTTTTTGAATTTATAATACTATCTAAAGTTTTAGTTTTATATAATTTTTTATTACTTTCATTATATAATCTAGTAGACTCAGGATTTATTTGTTCGTTTTCTTTGTAATAACTATTTCCGCCAGGATGGTAATTGTTTTGATAAAAATTAACTTCTCTATCATTTCTATCACTTAACACACCAATATTATATTGCAAATTGTTTTCTTTATATAAAAATTCACATTCAGGCATTGCTTCAAAAACAATATACTCAGAACTTGGCCATATTGTTTTAGCTTCATTTGTCCAATGTAGAACCGAAGCTCCTATATCATAAATTACTTTTGGTGATATACTTAAACTTTTTAAATAATCTACATGTATTGGAGGTAACAATCTTTTATTTGATAAATCTTTTAATCTATCAGGTATACTAATTTCTTTTTTATTTGCAGTTAGTGTGTTAGGTGTACTTTCTACTTTAAAAATTGTATTACCTATATGTTCACAATGTACTGTTGTATCAGCAAATATTTCAAAACCTTTTGTTTTAACTTTTCTACAAAAATCAACATCTTCTGATATTGTATTTCTATGATCTATTGCTGAATGATAAACAAAATGAGGATAAGATATTGATCTAAAAACTTCTCCTTTAATTAATACACAGCCCATACCACAAGCTATTAATTCTACTAATGGAATATTCTTTATTTTTTCAAATGGTATATTTGAACAACCACCTCTCTCATTAGGTTCATAAACTTCTAATATATGTTCGTTTTGTTTTCTTTGTATATAAAGGCCAGATACCATATCTTTATTATGACTTAAAAGTTTTTTAAGAGTATCTGGTGAAAATGAAATATCGCTATCAACAGAAAACAAATAATCATAATGAGTAGCCCAATTTGCTATTAAATTTCTTATTTGATCTATTTGATAACCAAAGAAAAATTGAAGTTCTGTAGTATAGCCATCAGGAATTTCAAGATCATAAATGGCCTTCATTGTTTTTGTTTCAACATATTTGTTTGTTGGTATGGCGATTAATATCTTTTTCATTGTGTTAATATCCTATTTGCGTTTTTAGTTTGTTCTTCTGCGTTTATTTTATAATCATTTAAAGAGTGAGTGTCATTATAGTTATAAACAATATCCTGTACCACTTTAATTTTTTCAGGTTGACATTTTTCTATAAGAGTATAAAAAATAGAACCATCTCCTCCTGCTTTATACCAATTTCCTTTTTCGTCTTTAAACTTATTCTCATTTACATTTTCTAAAAGATAGGCCTTAAATGTTCTTAAATGAGTGTAAGGCATATTCCAATTAAATTTGTATTGTCTATATTTCTTTTCTTTTTTGATTTGTTCAGGATAAGGTTGAGAAACTAAAGGTATCTTATCTACCATAGACCAACAAGAACCGTAAGTAAACTCGGTTGTGCCATCATAAAGATTATTATAAAAATGAAATATTTGGTTATCGTTTACCAAAGAATCATCGCCATCTAAGAACATTATTATATCATCACTTTCACAAAAATTATTTATTGCCTCTATTTGATTTCTAACAGCACCTTTGTTTTCCGTATTTTTAATTACTTTAATCTTATCACTTTCATATTTTTTAGCTAGATCGTAAGTGTTATCTGTAGAACAATCATCAATAACAATCATTAAATAATTATCATAGTCTTGTGTTATAACAGATTCAATACATCTTTGAATATATTTAGAAGCATTAAATGTAGGGCAAATTATAACTAATTTTTGTTGTGCATTTCTTGGTAAATAATTTTCTTCATAATTACTAAATCTTCTACCAAATACTTTTTTAACCCTAGAATTGATATGACTAACTTGTTTGTATTCTTCTTTTGAAAGATATTCTCCTAATTTTTTATAGATATGTTGTTTCCATTGTAACGCAATTGAATCCCAACCCACGATGCCTTTTATAATATTACAATAATACATTTTTTGTTGATGTAAATATCTATTATTATTGGCCTGTAAAACCATATTTACAAATTTATTTTCTTGTTCTTTTTTATCAATAAATCTAAAAAGACTATTTGGTTCTATTGCATAATCTATTAAATAACAGGCCTGTTCAACGGCGGTTTCTTCTAAAGCTCCAAAACGAGTTGTAATTAAAGGAGTGTTGTAAGCTAAAGATTCTAAAGTTGAAATACCAAATGTTTCTGGAAAGGCACCAGGAAATAACATGAAACTGGCCTTTGCCATTAATTCTGCTATTTCAGATTGTTTAATAATTCCTGTAAACTCTATATCTAATTTTTTATATTTCTCATCAACAACTAATTGTCTCCATTTTTTTTCTTGTTCATCAGGAGCAGCATTTTCTCTAAATCTATAATATCCGCCAATTACTTTTAATTTAGCTTGAGGTATTTGTTGTTTAATTCTTTCCCACATATTCTCTACTAAAGGCAACATACCTTTTGTAACAGAAGCATTATAAACATATAGATAAGGATCTTTTTGTTTTATATCTATTTCATTTTTATAAAGCACAATACCATTACGTGTCATAAACATATGAGATTTTAACACTTCAAAATTTCTTCTTTTACCATGATCGCATGTAGTTACATAAGAAGTATGAAAATCTGAAAGAGTAAATATTTCATCTATATCTTTATGTACAATCATATCTTCTAGTAGATGATCGCCTTTAGCAAAAGTATCATGCATCCACATTGCTTTTAATTTAGCATTTTGTTTTATTTTAGAATATCTTTGAGGTTTAAAATTTTCAAATTGATTATATAAGTGGGGTGGTAAAAATGGTATTACTGTTCGAGAAGATATAACTACATCAAAACTAAAATCGTTTTTGTAATCTAATATAGTATGATCTATATATTGTACATTATCAAATGTTCCTTCTTTTGATTCTTTATCTATACAATTATTAAATACGGTTACTTTGAAATTCTTTTTAGCAAGTTCTTTAGCGAGTAAAATAACAGCGGATTCTGAACCTCCTAAACCTCTCTTGTTTAAGGTATCGCCGTCATAAGTCAATCCAATAATGTCAATAATTGCTATAGAAATCATTTATTATAAAGTTAAAATTATTTATAAATATACTATAACATAATATGATTGTATTGTCAATCTAAAGAATTTAAAAAATAAATGCCAGTAATTAAAAGTTCCTCACAATTAGTAAGAGTTACATTACCATCTAAAGGTGGGCCAGGATTTACAGGTTCACAAGGACCTATAGGTTTTACAGGTTCGGCAGGTGGTGGTGGAGGTTATACTGGTTCACAAGGTTATACTGGTTCACAAGGTTATACAGGCAGTCTAGGTTACACAGGATCGGCAGGAGCTGGTTATACAGGTTCAGCAGGTTCAACAGGATTTACTGGATCATCAGGTAGTTTAGGTTACACAGGATCAACAGGCGTTGGTTTTACAGGATCAGCCGGTATTGATGGTTATACAGGTTCAGCAGGTTCAACAGGATTTACTGGTTCAGCAGGCGTTGGTTTTACAGGATCAGCAGGCGTTGGTTTTACAGGATCATCAGGTGTTGGTTTTACAGGATCATCAGGTGTTGGTTTTACAGGATCAGCCGGTATTGATGGTTACACAGGATCAGCCGGTTCAACAGGATTTACCGGTTCAACAGGTTCAACAGGATTTACCGGTTCAGCAGGAGTTGGTTATACAGGTTCGACAGGATTTACCGGTTCATCAGGAGTTGGTTATGTAGGATCAAAAGGCGATCAAGGTTCACAAGGTTACACAGGATCGGCTGGCGCTGGTGCTACAAACATTACTGTATCAGACTTTGCTGCAGGAGTTGTTGATATAGATTTAACAAGTGTATCTGCTTCAGATGATACTTTAGCAACAGCAAAAGCAATTAAAAGTTATGTTGATAGTCAAGTATCAAACGTTGGTGATGGATATACAGGATCAGCAGGCGCTACAGGATATACAGGCTCTAAAGGCGATCAAGGAAATATTGGTTACACAGGATCGAAAGGAGATTTAGGATTTACAGGTAGTTTAGGATTTACAGGATCGGCCGGAGTTGGTTACACAGGTTCAGCAGGTGCTGGTTATACAGGTTCAAAAGGAGATTTAGGATTTACAGGTAGTTTAGGATTTACAGGATCGGCCGGTGTTGATGGTTACACAGGATCAAAAGGAGATTTAGGATTTACAGGTAGTTTAGGATTTACAGGATCGGCCGGAGTTGGTTACACAGGATCAAAAGGAGATTTAGGATTTACAGGATCATCAGGTGCTGGTTATGCAGGTTCACAAGGTTACACGGGCTCTGAAGGAAATTTAGATGTTACAACTTCTGCTACACCTCCTGGAGGATCTCAACTTGGAGATGTTTGGTTAGATGAAGCAACAGGTATTCAATATTTTTATTACAATGATGGAAACTCCGATCAGTGGGTAGAATTTTCAAATGTAGGATCACCAGGTTATGTAGGATCGCAAGGTAATATTGGTTACATTGGTTCAAAAGGTGATATCGGATATACAGGTTCTTTAGGGTACACAGGCTCATTAGGAAATATTGGATATACAGGATCTTCAGGAGTTGGTTACACAGGATCACAAGGTGATATTGGTTATACAGGCTCATTAGGAAATATTGGTTATATTGGTTCGCAAGGTCCTATAGGTTATACAGGTTCAGTAGGTTATACAGGCTCAGTGGGTAGTTCAACATTATCAGGATTAACAGATGTTAATTTGGCTAGTTTAACAGTAGATGAAATTTATTTACAGGCTATAACTAGATTAAATGTTACTGCTAATGGTTCATCTGCTTATAGATTTGACCAATATGGAGTTACAGACAATCCTACTTTATATGCTATTAGTGGTACAACTATAGCTTTTAATTTACAACAAGGTGGTAGTCATCCTTTTTTAATAAGATATTCAGGTGCAAATTACAACACTGGACTTGTGCATGTATCTACAACTGGTACCGTCACAACAGAATCTAGTGCTCAAGGAAAATCAAGTGGTACGTTATATTGGAAAATACCTTATAATATTAGTGGAAACTATGGATATTTGTGTTCAAATCATGGAGGTATGATAGGCACTATAACAATTAAAGATATATCAACAATATAATTTTTATAATAATTAAAATGTATATTAAAGAATAAAATATTATAAATAAGTATAAATATAAGTATAAAAAAGGAAAAAATGAAATACTGTATAGCAGAAAATACCGGATTAGGATTTTACACTCACAACGATAGACAAATAGCTTGGTTATCGGGACATCCAGGCAATATATGGGCTGTGGGTAACGCCAATGCTTCTTGGATTAATAGAGTTAATGGTGTAGAAAAAACTTTAGAACAAGCTCAATCAATTTTAAACACTATTATATCTGATGCACAAAATACATGGGATAATGATAATGTAAGCGGCGAAACTGAAGAACAAAAAATTAAAAGAATTGGAACAAGACCAACATCTACATCTTTACCAAATGATACTGATGATGCAAATTTTGTTTCATTTTAAAAAAATATTTTAATAAAACTGTTTTTTAAATTATTTTTTTATATAAATAATTACATTAATTAACTTAACTTAACTAAAAAGGTTAAAACAAGAAGAATGCCAACTATAAATTTCCCTACAGCTGGTTTAACACCTAACGTAACAACATATTCATTAGGTAATCGTACTTGGTTATGGAATGGTTATGCTTGGGAGTTAGTACCTCTTACAGCTGGTTTTACAGGTTCACAAGGTAATATAGGTTTT